GCGAGCGAACAACTTCACGGTTGATTTCAGCAAGGATTTCACCCGAAAGGATGTTGCTGAGTTCTGTTTCAGCGTCAAGACCGTGAATTGCCTTCAGATCCTGTGCAAGTTCAAGCGAGTATTCAGCCTTAAGGGCACGTGTCTTTGCAGATACTGTAACCTTCTCGATGCTGAAGCCCATTTCTGGGAAGATGTAAGTGCTGTTCGAACCAAGAAGTTCGCCAGTACCAAGCAGAAGACCCATTGTATAGTTATACGTTGAGTTACCTGCGTTGTTCGAAGAACCAGGAGCTGTACCAACAGTGTTGGCACCAACAGCAGTTGCAGAAGCTGCACCAGTGTTGGCAGCGTCAACACCAGCGCCTAGACGCGAAGAGTGACCTGTGTTTGCTTCGTTGTAGAATGCTTCATCACCCAGAGCGGTTGAGTTAGCATACTTCGAACGCATTGCGAAGATAAGTCCTGTTGGACCTGTCATTGGCTGAACGCCGCAGACATCGTATGCGATCAGGTTTGGCATCGAACGACGAACAAGTGAGATAAGCACTGGATCGAAGTTTGAAACGTTGCCAGCAACGTTCGTTGGCGACTCGCCAAGAAGCTGCTGTGAATTACCGTTCTGTGCATCTTCACGAAGAGCATTTTCGGTGTTTTCTAGAATTTGTGCTGTGACAGCGCGCTTGTGGGCAGAGTCGATCGTTGGGAGATCGGCGTGCTCAAGAACGGGCTTCCACTTATTTTGGACTTCCTCAGCTAACATTGTATTTTCCCCTTACCTTTTTGGTATCTTGGTTTTGGTATTTTTATTTATTATTTTAAAGTTCTTGAAATTGCTGCAGCATAGTGAGCCATGTGAGCAGGTACCGGAGCGGCCTGTTCAGTTAGTTCTTCAGCTTCTTCAGCAATAACACCAGTTGAGACAACCTTCTTACCTTCGGTAAAGTACTTGTCCTTGATGATGTTCAACTTCTTGGCATATGTTTCAGCGTCACTGAATTCAATGCCTTCGGCAAGTGTACGAAGCTTTTCAACCTGAGTGGCTGCAAGACCTTCGCTTACTTCGTCGAATGTGGCTTCTTGAGTTGCTTCGTCGATTACAGCTTGAAGCTCAAGTGTTGTGTTGATCGATTCGTCAAGCTTAGCTGTAAGCTCTTCAATTTCTGCATGCAGTTCACCAAGAACGTCAATCTTTTCATCAGGAACGTTGATGTATGATTCTGCAAACAGGTTACGGAGACCTTCCATGAAGTTCTCAGCAATTTCTGAACGAAGTGAGGTTTCGATAGCAAGCTTGTTTTCTTCAACCCACTGTTCAACAACATAATCAAGATACTGATCGATCTTGGTTGTCATTTCTTCCTTGATTGTTTCAACTTCTTCAGAAAGTGCTTCAGCAAATTCTTCTTCAAGACGAACAGTTTCAAGATTCATACGAGCTGTAAGAGCAGCTTCGAAAAGTGTCGATGCACTTTCCTTGAATTCTTCTGTAAGATCTTCACCAGCGAACATTGCGCTGATGTCTTCCTTGACAGCACCAAGAGTTGCACGTGGCATCTGGCCCATACCTGTTTTACCAGGAGCGGTTGCTGAAGGTGTTAGAGCAGCTTCCTTACCGATCTGTGCAAGCGCATCATTAAGGAAGTGAGAAAGATCTTCACCCTTAAGTTGTGCTAGCAGTGATGTGAAAGTAGCAAGCTTTTCAACAGTTGTTGGATTCGGCTTAAGCGTATCCGAACCTGCAGATTCTACGATTTCGTCTTGAGCAGTCTCAACGATTTCGGTTGTATCTTTATCTGACATTGTACACTCCTTGTGAATTTTATTTATTTATATTTGATTAAGATTTGGAAATTTCGTTGAGAAAGTTCTCAAAGATCTGTAATTTACGTTCTTCAAGCTCACGTGATCTTACAGCAGATTCAACCTGCAACTTAGATTTATGAGCTACCAACATGCTGTTTTCCCAGATCCATTCGACACCTTCCATAATGCCATTAACGAATGCATCAGGGGCTGAAGGATCAGCAACGATGTCGGCTGCTGTTGCTAGATGGAAATCGTCTTGAACTTCGTTGATGCCTTCTTTATTAAGGCGAAGTGATCCCATACCACGTGAGGAAACACCAAGGCGAACACCCGATTCAATAAGACCCTTAGCAGTATTACCCATTGGGGTATCTGTCAGCTTTGCCTTACCAATCCAGTTCTGACCTTCTTGACGAAGATTTGTGATTACGTGTGATACGCGATCAAGATTAATCTGAGGACCGTCTGGGTGACCTAGTTCACCAAGAGCTCTACCAGACTTGACGTAGGCTTCGTTATAACGCTCTACTTCCTTGGCAAGAGTCTCTACAGGATACATACGACCATTGCGGTTCTTGATACCACCTTGGAGGAAGATACCCTCGATGTACATGTTCTTCTTCCCGTCTTCACGGGCTTCGGTAACAACTGTGACGTCTTCAGTAAGTTCAGTAATTAGTTTCATTTTTCTTACCTAAGGTTATATTCTGAAGTGAATGTGCCTTGCTTCTGTAGTTCAAGCATGCAATATGCATTAGATGAACCTACGAAGTTAACTACCAGGTTTGCAGTAGGATTAACATTCAGTGGCATACCGCAACCAGCATAATCCTTTTGTCCTGTCGAATCATATTCGGCAACTAGTGTAGATCCTCTTAGAACTTGGATAGTTCCAGTTCCATCACAGCCCCAGAATGCCTGTGTGATATAAGCACCGGAAAAGATTTCGTTATCGATAGCTACACATGTAGACGTACCATTGACATTAGTCGTAGTACTGTTACCAGCAAGAACGATATTTCCGCTATTGGCAGAAGATACGTGAATAACGAACGATGTATTTTTTCTGCTAGAAATTGTTACGGCCATTATTCACCTCTGTGTCTGATAGCAAAGTCAAGCATCTGTTCAACACCTTCAGGAGTTGTGCATGCTTCCATGAACTTTGACTTGTTGTCTTCGTTGAGCTTTTCAAATACTTCTAGCATAATACGCTGATGTGATTCAGAGATATCAGTTAGGTTATTTTGCAGGCGCTCTTCCTTACGAAGTGGTTTGCCACCACGTTCTGCAGTGAGCTTAGCAGCAATTGCCATAGCACGGCGCTTTTCTTGTGACTTACCCTTGAACTGTGGAGCATCAGACTTTTGGAAGTCCTTGATGTATGTTCCCATAGGAGTCTTGGCAGTTAGCTTTTCTTCGAGCTCTACTTCTTCCTTGGCAAGTTTATCAGCAGCTCTTGTAATTCCTGTCTGACGGTTCTTACGAAGACGTTCTGCTTTATCGTAGGTTGCTTGGTTAAATCTTTTACCGAAGTGTCCTGTTTCACTATCGCCTTGGTATGCAGCGATTTTAGTCAGAGGAACGTTCTTTGGTGACATTACATTCTTTGGCTGTTCAGCGCCGGATGCTTTCTTCACATACGACCCAAGAGTCTTCTTCGAAAGCTCGTCGATCTGCTCAGCTTCTTCATTCGCTACCTTAGGATGAGAGAGTCCATAGAGACGTTTTGTAGTAGTTCTATGTGCCTTTTCTCCACCCTTCCAGATATTTTTCTTGAAAGATTTTTCAGCCTTGGCTTTATAATCGGCAACCTTTTCTGGCGTATCTAGAATCTCGTCGATCTGTTCAGCTTCTTCAGCAACTTTCTTCTTCTTACGAAGAAGCTTGAAGTCATGAGCATCGAGCTTGCCGTTCTTGTTGGCATCGATCTTGTGCTGGTTACCCTTTAGCTCTTCATAGACCTTTTCGTCTTCGCCTGGGTTATAGCCCTTGCGTTCTTTACGACGGTCAATAGCCTTGGTGCTGCCTTTGAAGACATCATCGCCGTTGCCGTTACGATCCGGATTCTTTACAGTTACGTGCTTGTCGATAAACTTCTGTTCATCGGCAGACTTAACTTTCAAGTAACCTTCTAAGAAATCCTTAAGCGTCTTCGCCATCGTCGTCCAGTCCTTCTAAATCTTGGTCATCAAATTCTAAATCGTCGTCCAGGTCTAGATCATCAACGTCATCGAACTCGTCGTCGTCAATGTCATCGTCAAGATCTTCAGTGTCTTGATC